GGTGTACACGAAAACTTCAAGAAGATGGAAGAATTCGTAGTTGGTGCTCTTGCAAAAGAAATTAAAGAGTTCCATGAAGACAAAAAAGGCGTTGTGGAAACGAAAGTCAAACTAGTAGCCGAGGCTAAAAAACAAATGGCCAAGATGAAAGAGGCTTTCATAACAAGATCTGCTAAAGTTGTAGAGTCTGCTGTAAACACAAAACTTGCTGAAGAGCTAAAAGGCTTGAAGGAAGACATCACAGCGGCGAGAACTGTCAACTTCGGCAAGAAAATATTCGAAGCGTTTGCGAGCGAGTACCAGAATTCTTACTTAAATGAGAAATCTGAGACTAGCAAGTTGATGAAAGTGGTTGATGAAACTGCTCTAAAACTAGCAGATGCTGAGAAAGTCATCGAAGAAAAGAAAGCGGTGATTGAGTCGAAGAACGCTGAGTCCAAAAGACAGGCAGACTTGATGGAACGTAAGGAAAAGATGGCTGAGATGCTCAAACCATTGGGCAAAGAAAAGAGTGAAGTAATGAGTCAACTGTTGGAATCAGTTCAAACAGCGAAACTTGAGGCTTCATTTAACAAGTATCTACCACACGTGATGGCTGACAAAGTGGTTCCAGGAAAAGCGAAAGTTCTTTCTGAGAGCGGCGGCGACAGAGCACAAAGGGAAGATGCTGACTTAACAAATATCCGTAAGTTAGCGGGTATATAACAACTAAACTAAAGGAAGATTACAAATGTCAGATATATTTGAATCAAAATGGGGCGAAACTAAAGCCGCTCTTACAGAAGGTTTAGCAGGCAACAAGAAAAAGACTATGGATGTCATCTTAGAAAACACTAAGAGATATTTGTCAGAGCAGTCTACAGCAGGTGCTACATCTGCCGGTAACGTTGCTACGTTAAACAGAGTGATCCTACCAGTAATCAGAAGGGTAATGCCTACTGTTATTGCGAACGAGATCGTTGGTGTACAACCAATGACTGGTCCAGTTGGTCAGATCCACACACTAAGAATAAGATATGCAGATACAGTAAGTTCGAACACAACTGCTGGTGAAGAAGCATTATCTCCATTCAAAATTGCGAAAGCATACTCTGGTAACCAGAACAACACTACTCCAAAAGCGGCATCAACTGCTTCTTTAGAGGGTACACCTGGTAAAAGATTATCAATCCAGATCTTGAAACAACCGGTTGAAGCGAAATCTAGAAAATTAAGTGCTAGATGGACGTTTGAAGCGGCTCAAGATGCTCAAGCACAGCAAGGTATCGATGTAGAAGCGGAAATCATGGCGGCATTAGCTCAAGAGATTACTGCTGAGATCGACCAAGAAGTGATTGGTTCATTAAGAACATTGGCTGGAACGGCTAGTGAGACTTTTGACCAAGCGGCTGTGTCAGGTACTGCAACATTCGTTGGTGATGAACACGCGGCATTGGCTGTTCTTATCAACAGAGTTGCTAACCAAATCGCAACAAGAACAAGAAGAGGCGCTGGAAACTACGCTGTAGTTTCTCCAACTGCTCTTACAGTTCTTCAATCAGCATCAACTTCAGCGTTCGCAAGAACAACTGAAGGTACTTTCGAAGCACCTACTAACACTAAATTTGTTGGTACATTAAACGGCGCTATGAGAGTTTACGTTGACGCTTACGCTTCAGACGGTACAGACGTACTAGTAGGTTACAAAGGCGCAAGTGAGGCAGACGCACCAGCGTTCTATTGTCCTTACATTCCTTTAATGTCTTCTGGTGTTGTACTAGATCCGGCTACATTCGAACCAGTTGTTGGTTTCCTAACAAGATACGGTTACGTTGAATTAACGAACACTGCATCTTCACTAGGTAACGCGGCAGACTACGTAGGATTAGTAGGAATGAACAGCGGAACAAACTTAAAATTCAAATAAGCCCAGGTTTATTTTTATTTCAGAAAAGGGCGGCTTCGGTCGCCCTTTTTTTATGGCCAAAATTCCTGTAAATAATTCTATGTTGCAATACGATTTTGAAGACAAGAACGGAAATTATGATCTACTGTATCAATATGTCAAAGACAGTCCCATTAGAAAAATAATAGATGTTGGTGCATGGTGGGGGCCATGGAGCCTGTGGTGGCATGACAAGGCCCAGAAGGTTGAAATATTTGAACCCAACAAAGATATTTTGCCTAAACTAGTGAACAACGTGGGCAAATTCCAAAACTGTGAGATACATCACACCGCTCTGGGGGACAGGCACGGCAGTGTGTCGATGCAGGTTGCCGACCACTCAGGCACATATCATGTCACTGGCCAGGACGGAGACATTGAAATGAAAACTCTAGATTCTTTTGCATTTGACAACGTTGACATTATCAAAATTGATGCGGAAGGCTATGAACTTCCTGTCCTGCAAGGCGCCAAGGCAACAATATCAAGAAACAGACCATGGATCCAGGTAGAAGGCAACAAATCAGGAGAAAGATATGGTAGAACCAAAGTAGATATAAAGAATTTTTTATCTGATCTGGGAATGACACGTGTCATTAAAAAATGGCCAGATCAAGTTTGGACTTTCAGATAAACAGCGTAGTTTTAATTTTTTTTCTCCAGTCATACTACCCGCAGACCAAATAAGGTAACTTTACTTTCATACTAGGTACCTAAATAAAATTACGATTCGCAAGAATCATAACAACAAAGGGAGGTCCAACAATGGATATCATGAACCAAATCAAAGGATGGGCTAAAGGGTTGGCTGATGTGGGCGTAAGTCTAATAGCATTAGGAATCGTTTTAGAGATCCTTTTCAATGGTCAAGGTATTCCGTTCTGGCCAAATGTTTCTGTAATAGGAAACGTCCAGGGCGTACTGCAAGGCTTTTCTGATCAAGGGTTGATCGGATTGGTAGCAGTTTGGATTTTATATCATATCTACAGTAGAAAATAATATAAAAATCTAGAATATACGTAAACCTCAAGGGTGGTGTGATTAATTTATGGATTGTGTCGCATCACCCTTTTTCTTTGCAGTTTACACGCCTCAGCAAATAATAAATACACACAGTCAACAGAGCCAACAAGTTTACAGTTGGACTTATGCGGATAAAAACCGCGTAGTGAGTAGAACTCACATTTGGCTCCATATAAGGAGAAACAAAATGGGAAGACCAGTAAGAAAAGATAGATTCGGTTCAACGGCAGGTGACTTCGAAGTCACGGGTGCGTTTGCTACAGGAACAGTACAACCAGACGGAACAGGTGCAGAGGCAGTATCAACTGTGTCAGGAAACTACATTGAAGCTCAGAGATCAAGTACGAGATTCAAAGTGAATTTCACTTCAGCGGATGGATCAACAAGATTATCACAGATCTTGGATCTAAAAGCAGTTGCGACAGGTTCACTTGCGAACGGCCAGTTCTGTATACAGATCATCTTAGATGACTCTACAGTGGCTTACGCTAGTAAGATCTTCAACAACACAGTACACTACAAAGAAGCAGGTGGTACTACAGGTTCAGTGAAGTACTCGTTGTTAGCAGAAGGTACTGACGAAGGTAAAAACGCCGGCGTTGGTTCAATGGACACAATCTAATAAACTACACGTGTTTTGGGGGAGTTACACGCTCCCCCTTTCACAACATAAATACTAGCAAATGGCAAAGACAGTAAGAACATCAGGTGCATACACACTAGAACCAGGTACTGCGGTAGTTACGATCAAGAATGGCCTACAGTTCACTCCGGTGGCTTTCGCTAGTCTACCAGGAAGTCCAGCAAACGGCATGGTCGCATTCTTGACCACTGACGGTGCAGGTGCCACAAAAAACAAATTGTGCTTCTATGAAACAACAAACACTAGATGGAGTTATGTAGACGACGGCAGTGCTGTTGCAACATCATAGGATAACGGATGAGATACAAAGAAATAGATATCAACATCAAAGCAATCCCAGACAAGGAAGACGAAGCATTATTAAATCAATTAATGGGTGCCAAGGGTGTGTCAGTGACTGACAATGACGAGGAGTCCGACAAGCCAGCGGCGGACAACAGTGACAATCCAGGGAAGGTTGCATCAGATGATCCAAACACAGTGGCAACAGTTTTCCCTCCACAACAAGAATTAGAATTAAAGAAACAAGAAGCAGGCAAAGACCTTGGACAGTTCTCAAACATACAACAGGACGCCGATGAAAGGGCCGCAGACGAAGAAGCAAGGGTTGACGCACCGTTGGTGCAACAGCCAGAAACAGTGGACGGTGGCGACCAACCAG